GTTGCGCAAGTGAATAACCTGCGCTGTCAAGACGGTCGGCTACCAAATTGTCAGGGACTGCAGCAGCCTCATAGCCATCAATCAGCTCATTGACCGCCTTATCCTTGCTGATTAAAATATCAAGATAAGTAGTTGAGCCTTGCGAGATTGCTTTTCCGGTCGCCACATCATAATCACCAACACTGGTTTCGCTGTCACGTACAGGAATTCTGACTTTTCCGGCGACTGGGTCGCCTTCGTAATCGTTGTTAAATACAATGCCATCCTGAAGGACAAGCTCTTTTCTTAGTTTTGCTAATACCAATTTGGAATAGCGGTCTTGTAATGCATGGGTTTTAGCCATAATTTCACCTCATAGTTGTTAGTTAGTCATCCACCTTCAACCCTGGGTTTTTCTTCAAAAATGCCTTTTCGACACCTGACATCGTGTCCGGAGCGGAAGGTGAGTGTTTCGTGCCCTGCACCGTTACGGTTTCGGGATCTGTAAATTTCTTGTTCTCATCCAGTGCCAGAAATGCTTTCAGGTTCGCATTGAAGTCGTTGTTTTCGTCCATGCGAGAGACCTTGAACATGACATAGTCAGCGTCTTCAGCTCTCACACCCGCCTTCAATACGGCGAGTTCCATTTGCAACTCAGTATTGTGCTTTTTCTGCTCTTGATACAACCTCTCGCGCTCAGCGACCTTTTCGGCTTCCGTCTGTTGAGATAATTTCCATTCCTTATAAGCTTTTAGTTCGTCATCGTTCGGCATTTTCGCGCGTTCACGTGCAATGCGCTTGCTTACGATTTCGTCTAATTCCGCTTGCGTGAATGTCTTTTCCGCCCCTTTTGGCGTTTGTTCCTCAGTAGCCTGAGTGTTTTCCTGATTTTCATCAGTGCTTTTGACTTCTTCAGTCATGATTTACTCCGTTTCTGCCCGTCGGCATCTATCATTTTTTAGGGAATTTTCGGAGTTAAAACAAAAAAGCCCGAGACATCGGCATCTATTTCAAAATGCGTGTCTCAGGCGGTAAACTCTGAATTCCCTATTTAATTGTTGCTTAGATTATACCACATTTTTCACGCGGCAAACTAATTTATTCCTGCACTCACGGGTCTGAACCCACTAACACGCATACGGTCTGCACGAACCGGCAACCCAAATCTCTTACTGAGTTCCATGTACTTATCGCGTAGTACGTTTATTCGCATCTGCTCACGTCGCCTTGTTATGTCATCGCCAGCCGCCGCTGCTAATATAGCACGGTCTTTCGCCTGTCTTATTGCCGTTTCTATTCGCCGTTGCAATTGCGTCGCTTCGTATGTCGTGTATTCGCGCCCTTCGAACTCAACCGTACGTGTTGACATTTTGTAAAGACGCGTCAGCTCACTCGCAGTATGTACGGGTCTTGATATGCCCATCAATATCGGGAACGCAATATGGCGACAATTCCAGTAGCCAATCGGACGCTCCAAGTCGCTTTGCAGCCGCTTGAATTGTCTGTTAGAAAACTGCTTGCCTTGATATGGCAAGTGGTCATCTGCACACCCGCCATGAGCGGAAAGCTCCACCCCGTCCGCTCCGAACACCGCGCCGACCCTGTTATGATTCGCCTGCCAAATATCACGCACGCCATCCAGAATAGACCGTCTCAAAAAGCTATCCAGCCGCTGTGACCAGCCAGATGCGTAATCAACAATCCGCACGCCACTATCCGCAAACTGTCTCAGTGCCTGCCTGAATGCGGGTTCAAAACCGCCACCTGTTGCCATGTCTGTAATCGCTCTGTCTACTATGTCCATGTAAGCCTCGCGAAAGCCTCGGTAAATAACACGTCCATCAAGCCCAACCGACCGGACACCAATTGCGGACGTGTTAGCCAGGTTAGTAAACGCGCCACCAGTTATTTGCTGAACACTCGCAAGCATATTTTCAATGAGCGCGGCTTTCTGTTGCGGTAGTAATTCCAATCCATGATGCTCAAAAAAGGCAATCGCCTGACTTCCTGCCAGTTCACCAGCCTGAGACACAATCATCTCGCCATCGGCGACCGCTTTACTCAGTATATGATCAAGGCTTTGCAGCAGCTTATTGGCTTCCGCTTCAGACTCGAACCTAAGCCCTAATTCAGTGTTTTTTTTCGAGTTCCTGATTTTAGCAATGCGCTTGCCCAACACTTCTAAAATGCGGCTGTTTTCGCGCGCTAACCTGTTCGCCGCTCGTTCCGCTGCGGCATCAAAAGCATGGATGTCAGTCATTAAATGTCATCTCGCTGCTCAATAAGCTGCCTTATTGTCGGATATTGCTCTCTCATTTTCTTTATCGCTTCAATCGCATCCGCTTCACTTTCGCCATAGAAACGCACCCGATATTCAACAGGCGACCGCAGTCCTTGCGCTATTTCTTCTTGCCACATTCGACGCTCTGTGTATTCGTCTGTCAAATAGCCATCATCTGGCAGCACCGTAACCATCGCGTCTGCTTTGACTCCTGGAACTTGCAGGACAAACTCGCCGACCCAAAGGATAGCTTCGACAATCTGAACCAGTGCCTCAGTAACGCTGATCATCTCTTTAGCAGTGTTTTTGATTAACGTCTGTTTTGAACCGATAAACTCAGTAGCAGTCTGGATGTCACCGCTTTTATCCAGACGATAAAAGCCCTCGCCAAGCCCAATTTTGAACGCGAATAAGTCCAGCATCTTTTGAAGTCCTAACACGTTTTCATCAACACGAATTTTCGGGTTGTATTCCTCAATGAATTTGCCTTCCGCTATACTGTCGCCTGTATTCAAGAACAGGTTTGCTCCTGCCATTTGTGGCGCGACCATCCGACCGTCCACGCCTTCAGCAAACATGGACGAATTCATGAACACCATTTTTCTGCCGAGTTGAAAGTCCAGAATGAAGTTATCAAAGGCCGCGTCAAGCCCTTTCATAACATCTTCAGACCCATCAATGATTGATACCCCAAATGGACTATCAGGGTCATAGCGGTTGTAGCCAGACTTGCGCACGATGCTGAACCACGGTTTTGGTGACTGTGTGCGAATAGCGACCGGCGCGCCAACAACTTTGCCACTGTCACCGATATAAAACTTTGTAATTGTGTATTGCCCACCTTCAAGCGTGTGCATCGTGACTTCGGTCATCTTTTCGCCATCAACGACTTTATCACTCGCGAACGCCACTTCCTTCAAAATGCCGTTACGGTGAGAAATCGGGAATATCTGGTCAGCAGGTAAGAAGTTGATACCAATACTGTCACCCTTCAGCAACTTCGCACTATCATCCGCTGCGACTTGCATGTTATCAACATAGACTTCAAACGCGCCTGTTCCAGACCACCGAGAAGTGACAATCAACTCATTGGCGTTGCGCCTGAATGCGTTATCATCCAACACACCGCCTAATCCATTTTCGCCAAGCAGCCATTTCTCACTTGCCTTATCATCAAGCTCAATACGTGTGCCTTCGTTCAACAACAATGACGCCCAATCCTCAGATCCGCGCTTTAGCATGTCTGTTTTGTAGCGCCTGATTTTTGTGTAGGTTTTGTTCACCAGGTCCGTCATCGCCTGATACTCATGAAAACCTTTCACGTCCCCATCAAGCCACGCGCGCCACTCGGCGATTTTTTCATAAATCGGCGACTCGTGAATGTCGCGCTTCGTAATTTCTTTTATTGCATTAATAACATGTCTAACGTTCATAACTATCTCACTCCAATTTCATCAATGAACGGTTGCCAACTGTATTCCCACGCGTCCGCAATGTCCGCAATATCAGGGTCATTATCAAGGCGTACGTCACCCGTTTTCTTTTCATCCCACACCTGGTTGCTAAGACTGTGAACCAGCATGGGGCAACGTTTATGAATTTTCATAATTCCTAAATTAAGCATTTTGTCTTGCGCATAAATACGCGTATTGATTTCTTCTTTTCTGGCAGTGACCGCGACCAACGGCAGCCGCTCTTTTTGCAGCCGTTTATTGATTCCGTTCGTTATTGTTTCAGGATGATCACAGAAAGCATATGTCAATCGCACCCCTGGATAAAGTCGCATAACATCACGAACAAAATCTACAAAAGCATTTTCAATCGCTACTGGGTCAATTCCTTTGCTGTCAAGCTTTCGCTCTGCAAGGGCGTAAATGCTGCTTGCGTTCCTGTTGAACCCAGTTGCCACAAAAACTGTATGCGATTTATTTTCGCCATAGTCCACGCCAAATGTTATGAATCGTAGAGAGCGCATTTCTGACTCAGTAAGCTCATCAATGAGCCAGTTAGATGGGTTATCCGCAAACTGTTGAAAAATAAGACCCTCGGCGCGCACCCAAAGACCAAGAATGTAGCGTTGGTAAAAAACTCCCGAATACATCCTTTCGGCACGCGCAATTTTATCCGGCGTCATGACCGGATTATCGCTCATGACAAAGTGCATCCGCTTGACATCCGGTCGCTCAGTAAGAATGTACTGTTGATGAATATAATGCCCTGGACTTTCAGGGTTGCAGTTCATGTAAATTTTCGGATCATCGCTCGCCAATACTCGCGCGATTGCCTGATCAACAAAAGACTGTGGTTGTAACGCAACTTCATCGAAGTACGCCCCTTGTGCTGTCAAACCCTGAACCAACTCATAGGATGATTCGTCTTTGCCACCAAACACATAAAAACTGTTTTCGCGCCCACCGTTTCCGTTCACAATAAGCTTGCGGTCGGACCTAACATATCTGGTGTCATACGGGAAGTTATCAATTGTCTGAATCGTGCGGATCACATTGCGTTCAGTAGACGTTACAGTTTTGCCAGCAATAATAAAATTAGACTGGTCGTAATTTTCCATCGCCCACATAACAAAGCCCATAGAAAATACAACCGTCTTACCTGAGCGCACCGCACCATCCGCAACAAGAATAGGGCGGTCATCAAGTGCAAAAGCCAAGACTTCCATCTGCTTATTGCTAAACGTCTTGATTAGCATCTCGCCACTCCTTAAGCGCGTCCATCAATGCCTCATGCTCAGACTTGCTTTTATCTTCACTGACATCAATCGCTACTGACGCCGAAGGCTTTCCCAAAAATCTCTCAATAATCTCAGTCGCCACCGATTGCCGCACCCGTTCATCGCGCGCTTTCAACCCAGCACCCTTGACTTCAATCGCTTCCTTCAAAAAGCCACTCAAATCCATGATTGCCTGCATCGCCTTATTTTTTCGGATTTTTTCCGCTCGCGCGTTCAAGTCTGCTACATTTCTTGCGCGTAGCCAGCCTTTCGACAAACCAGACACGCGAAGAGCTTCGGCGTTACTTTCGGCGTCAATGCGCGCCATAACGTATTTAAGCTCTTTTTCGTCTAAATCGTCTAAAATGGTGTTATTCAAGGTCATATTAGTGTTGAAAACGGACTTTTTGGTACTCCTTACATCTCATGCGCTTTCATAGCGTTTTCCAATTCAGTAATGCGCAATTTCGCTTCGGTGAGTGCTTTCTTCAGATTTTCAACATCTTTGTCGCGCGCGCTTAACTTCTTACTGACGGTATCCAGTTCCACTTTCAATTTTGCATTTTCTTCAATCAAAGTCGCCATTTCCGTAGTCCTACTCAGTAAAGAGTCTTGAAGCCCGTCTATCTTTTGTTCAAGCCCACCGATTTTTTTATCTTGTTCCGCAATTCGTTGCTGATACTCGCCAAGATGTTTTTCCGCTGCCTCATGAAGCGTATTTACAGTTTCCGCAAGCGTAGAGTAAATATTTGCTTGCGCTTCCAGCTTCGTGTTTTCTGCATCGACATTAGTCTTGTGCGCACTTGCGTCTCTTACCTTGCGGTTGGCGATGGCGTTGATAATCGTTACCAACGCCCCGCCGCCAACAAATGTTGCTAAAATCTCATACCAGTCCATGAATTACTCTTTGTTGCCGCGAAAAATAGACTTTCCAGCGCGATACATACCAGTCCCAGCCAAACCAAGAGACAAGCTTGCAAGCACGGAAAAAATCCACTCGCCATAAGTGGCTGGCATTCGTGTCGCGATGATAAAAGCCATGCCAAAGACCAGGCCAAGCACAACTGAAATCACAGGATATAACTTATCGTTCTTGATCCATGTTTTCAGTAGCTCAGTAAAGCCAATGACAAACGATTCCGCTAACAAAGCGATTGCAACAAATTCTTCAAACATCTTTCACCTCACAGTTAAAACAAAAATCCCAAGACATGACCGTCATTTCAGACGATATGTCCTGGGTGGAAAAGTCCAGAAATCCTATTCTGTTGTTGCTATTATAACATAATTTTTCTACATGTCAGCAATTATCATCCGCTGCATAT